GAGGGACTTGATCGAGGAATACGGCAGGGATTTGTGGGGCATCAGTGTCCGTAAAGACAGCCACGCAGCGGACTCATGGAATCTTGAGGGGCATGAGGGCGGATTACAAACGTCCGGGCTTTCAGGATCTCTGACGGGTAAGGGTGCGGATCTTTTCATCGCAGATGATTTGATTAAGTCCAGTGAGCAGGCCAGTAGCAAACACCAGTTGGCGAAGGCCCACGAGATGGTGATGACCTGTATTGAGACAAGGCTTGAGCCGGGTGCTGCTTGTGTGATGATCCAGACCCGATGGTCTGAGGACGACCCATCGGGAAAGATCATCAAGGAGATAAATGACGGGCTTCGACCCGACTGGGAGACGGTGATTTTCCCGGCGATAGCCGAGGAAGATGACATTCTTGGGCGAATGCCCGGCGACCCGTTGTGGCCTGAACGCTACGACCTGACCTACTTAGAGAACTTGAAAAATCGGTGGGACCACGACGAGGCCCGGATGGGTGCGTACTGGTGGGAGGCTTTGTACCAGCAGAACCCGTCACCCCGGGAGGGTGGCTTGTTCAAGCGGCAGTGGTTCAAGTATTGCCACGCTGATGGCGACTTCTACCAGATGGACGGTGGTGGTTGCTGGCTGGCTTCGGATTGCTGGAAGATCATAACGGTTGACTTGGCGGTGAGCCAGAAGGAGGGCAGCGACTTTTTCGCCCTTGGCGTGTGGGGCGTGACCCCCAACCGTGACCTGATGTTGCTCGACTTGATCCATGACCGGATCGCCGGGCCTGACCAAGCTGACATTATTGAGCAGACTTTCCACGAGCATCGGCCTATGCTGATTTCGGTGGAGGCGACCCAGTACCAGTTGTCGCTTGTGCAGGAATTGGTGAGGCGTGGACTCCCTGCCCGGGCGGTAACGGTGCGGGGAGACAAGGTGGCGAGGGCGCAGTTAGCTGCGACCCGGTTCTCCGCCGGGACAATTTACCTGCGGAGGCAGGCTCCGTGGCTCACAAAATTTGAGGATGAGATGGCCCAATTTCCGTCAGGGAGGCACGACGACATGGTTGACATAACGAGCATGGCGGCTAACGAGCTTTCCACGATGGTCGTGCCAGAGGTGTATTAAAATGTTTGATTGGGTAAAGAATCTATTTGAGCCGAAGCTCAAGAGTATATCGCTTTCGCAGTTGATCGACTTGGCTGATTCGAGCGATGAGATAAAAGGCACGTTCCAGAGCTTAGTTAATAACGCTTATAAAAAGAATGGCGTTGTGTTCGGTGCGGTGCAGTTGGTTTCGTCGGCGGTGGGTGCGGTGCCATGGGTGGTATTGAAGGGCGACTCGCAGGGCGAGAAGGTGGAGATCCGTGAACACCCGCTGGCGGAGTTAATGAAGCGACCCAACCCCCGGGCTGGCGGCGCAAGGTTCTTCGAGCAGTTGGTTGTCTACCTGCTGGTCAGCGGCTCAAACTATATTTTGAAGGTTGAGGGGGGTGGGAAAACCAGAGGGCTTTACAATCTCAGGCCCGACCTTGTGAGCTTGAGAAAAGAAAACGACCCGGAAAGTGGGTGGGTCTACACACCAGACCCGAACCAACCGGAGAAAAAACGCATCTACTCGCCCGAAGAGATCCTCCCCCTTCACATTTTTGACCCGCTAAACGAGTTCGGGGGGTTGTCTCCCATCGAGGTTGCGGGGCTGACGATAGAGCAATCGAACTTTTCCCGCAAGTGGAACCGGAACCTTTTGAAGAACAACGCCCGACCCACGGGTCTTTTGAAGGCCACGGGGAACGTCATGCAGTTGACCAAGGAACAGGTCGAGCAGATCGAGGCCAAGTTCGCTGAGAAGTATTCCGGGTTCGGAAACGCAGGCAGAATCCCGGTGTTGTCCGGGTCGCTTGACTGGGTGCAGACGGGCATGAGTCCGGGCGAGATGGAGTGGATCGAAGGTCAGAAAGTGTCGGATCGACTGACTTCATTCACGATGGGCGTGGCTTCACAGTTGTTGGGAGACACCGAGGCCAGCACATTCAGTAACTACGCCGAGGCGAGGAAGTCGCTGTATCAGGAGAACATTATCCCGCTTCTGACATGGCTGCGTGACGAGTTGAACTACTGGATCGTAAAAGACTTCGGTGACGGTCTATCTCTCGACTTCCAGCGTGACCAGATCGACGCACTGCAAGAGGATCGTGCTATGCAGTGGCGCAGGGTTGGTAACGCCGATTGGATGACGATCAACGAGAAGCGTGAAGCTACGGGCATGGATAAGCTCGACAGTCCCGCTGGCGAGGCAATCGTGACGGCGAAGGGCGTGATAATTACCCCGGATGGCGGGGTGGTTGGCGTTGGTTCAGGTATGCCACTCGACGGAGAAGCCCCACCGGGTGATGATGATTCGTCGGGACAGGGCGGGGCTGAGGGTGAATCGTCCGCCCCTCAGCCCGTATACAAGGACATCGCCCCGGAGTTCAAGGCTTTCAACCTGACGACGACCGAGGAAATGGTGGCTCACGGCAAGGCTTTTGATGGCGACCGTGACCAGTTCGTAGAGCGTTGGGATAAGAAGTTCGCCAAGCGGCTGCTCGATGAGAAGCGTAGCATCATGGATGCGGTGCGTGGTGAGTCGTCGGTCGAGGGCATGGAGAAGGTGATTGACGAGGTTTTGAAGGATGACTACAAGGACTGGGAGAAGGATTACGACGACCTGTACATGGAGGTCGGTGAACACTTCGCCCGGCGGATCTTCGCCGCCCTGCCCAAGGGAATGCCCGTACCGGATGCCCGCATGATTGAGCAGGCGGTTATGAGCAAGAACTGGAAGCAGGACGAGGACGAGGAAGAAATATTCGTGGTGCGGCCCTTCGAGCAAGAGATGAAGAAGTACCTCAAGGGGTTTGCGGCGACCCGCATAACCGGGATCGACCGTGTAACGGTTAGTCGAATCCGTGAGCAACTGCTGGAGGGAACCAACGAGGGTGAGGACATCCGCCAGCTAGCCGGGCGCATTGAGGGAATGCTTGACCGCACCTACGCTCACCGGGCCGAGACGGTCGCCCGGACGGAGGTTATTAACGCTTCTAATGCGGGATCGCACATGGGAGCTAAGATTACAGGAGTGGCTAAGAAGAAAACGTGGTTGTCGATTCTGGATAATCGGACCCGTCCCGACCACTTCACTCCCGCCGATCTGGGTGGGTTGAGTGGTCAGGTGAAAAAATTTAATGAGCCTTTTACCATTAAGGGGTTTCAGCTAATGTGGCCGGGCGATTCGTCGCTTGGCGCACCCGCATACGAAGTCATCAACTGCCGATGCACACAGTTCTTTGGAACTTAATGGTTGAAAGTTTTTTTTAATGTTTAATGATTAGGACGGGACGGATACAGGAGAGACTATGGATTTTTTGGAAATTAAAGAGCCTACCTCCTACGACTCTGACGACCGCCCGGCTTTCGCCATTGAGTTGAAAGAGGACAAGGACCAAGAAGGCGTGTTCATCGGACACGCTTCGGTGTTCAATAAACGGGACTTGCAGGACGAGATCGTTGAGCCGGGAGCGTTCAAGAGAACGCTTAACCGTAAAAAGGGGAAGTTCCCGCTGCTCTGGCAGCATGATAAGTCTGAACCTATCGGCATGATTGAGGCCGAGGAAGATGGTCGTGGCTTAAAGGTTAAGGGAACTCTGGCTCTTGGAGTTCAACGAGCGAAGGACGCTCTGGAACTTCTCCGGGCGAAGATCGTAACGGGCATGAGTATTGGCTTCCGGGTGGTGAAGGACAATATCGACCCGGACAAAGGCACCCGGAACCTCAAGGAAGTTGACTTGTGGGAGGTCAGCCTTGTCACGTTCCCCGCCAACCCCGCCGCACAGGTGCGCCGGGTCAAGAGCGTTACACCGTTTCAGAATTTGCCAATGGCCTCTGGCGACCTTGCTTGGGACGCTTCGGCGGCAAAGAAGCGGATCAAGGAATGGTCTGATTCGGAGGACGGCCCCACGGCGAAGTACAAGAAGGCATTTCTCTGGTACGACAGGGCTGACGATCAAAATTTCGGAGCTTATAAACTACCCTACGCCGATGTCATTGATGGCTCATTGAAGGCCATTCCCCGTGGAGTGTACGCCGCTGCTGCGGCGGTACAGGGGGCAAGAGGCGGGGTAGACATTCCTTCTGGAGATAAGAAGGCCATACGGGGCCATCTTGATAGATATTACTCAAAGCTCGACCGGACACCGCCTTGGCAGTCGATGGTCAGCATTGAGGACCAAGTTCGTTCACTTGCCGATCTAATCGAGCATTGTGACGAAAAGCACCTTGACGACCTTCGCTCTGCGTTGGATGCCACTCGAACCCGAGCCACTGCGCCCTTCGACTGGATTAAATCCGACGACCTGAACGAACCCGATCCGACTGGTGATAACGTGGAGGAACTTAAAGCCTCCTTTTCCTTTCTTGATGAGTTCATTCCCTTAGAAAAGAGTGATGAAGATGAGTGAAGTGACGCAAATGAATGAAATCTCTGAAAAAATGCAGAAGGCATTTGAAGAGATGAAATCGACGCTTGAAACTCAGAAGGACGAGACGGGCAGCAAACTTGCCGAGTCAGTGTTCGATGAGAAGATGGTGAAGATGCATGAGGACATTGAAAAGCGAGAGGCCGACTGGAACGAAAAGTTCGCTGACCTTGAAGCTAAGTACAATGCTCCCGAAGTCGCCAGCGGTGTAGAGAGTGAAGAGACGGAAGCTGATATTCAGAAGTCCGCTTTCGACACCTACCTCCGCAAAGGCATGGATGGTGTTGATCCCGCCCTACGGGAGAAGGCACTCACGGCATCGAACGACACGACTGGTGGCTACCTTGCCCCCGCCGAGTTCGTGCAGGAGATGCTTGAAACGGTTACGGAATTTTCTCCGATGCGTGAGGTATCGAATGTTCGTTCGACCTCCGCCCGGACGAGCAAGTTCCCCACCCGTGATGGCAGCTTTTCCGCACAGTGGATCGGTGAAACTGGTACTCGCAGCGAGACGACTGGGCTGACCTTCGGAATGATCGAGATTCCTAATCACGAGCTTTACGCTCGTGTTGATGTCTCGAATCAAGACCTTGAGGACAGCGTGTTCGATCTTGACTCGTTGCTCCGGGTTCAGTTTGCCGAGCAGTTCGGTGTGGCTGAGGGTACTGCTTTCATCTCTGGTGACGGCGTTGCGAAGCCCACGGGGATCACGGTCGGTAGCGGCCTTGGTACTTTCGGATCGGTTCCCAGTTCTGGCACTGACACTACAACGCAAGCCTTTTCTGGCAATGACATCATAGCGATTGTCTACGCACTGAAAGCCGAGTATCAGCAGAACGCTTCGTGGATGCTCAATCGGTCGAGTGTTCGCCAGATTCGTCAGTTGGTGGACTCTGACAGTCAGTATCTCTGGCAACCCGCCTTTGGTGATGGACTGAGGACCGGAAGCCCGACGACCATTATGAACCACCCCTACCGTGAGGCGACTGACCTCCCGGTGAGTGGTGATGCGACCGCAGGCCAGATCATTGGCTTGTTTGGCGATTTCGGTCGGGCGTATGGCATCTCTGATCGCCTCAGCTTGGCTGTTGTTCGGGACGACCTGACTCAGGCCGCTTCTGGTAATGTTCGCTTCCTTGCTCGACGCAGGGTTGGTGGGCAGGTACTCGTGGCCGAAGCTATGGTCAAGTGTACTGCTACTGAGTAATTAACAGTCGCCCCGGCTAACGCCGGGGCGACCTTTTTCTTTTTTCACATAATACCCATTGGAGATTTAACAATGGCTACACGAGAACTTTCTTCGAGTGTGAAGTATGTTCAGGGCTTCGACGCAACAGCGATTACGGAAACGGGTGACACCCTTGGAGAGCCTGTTGACACGCAGGGCTTTAACAGCGTCACGTTGGGAATTAGCTCTTGGAATGGTGTCTTTTCTGACGGAACCTACGAGGTCGAAGTCTTTGAGGGCGACACCTCCGGCGGTTCTTTTACGCAGGTCGATTCGACCGATCTCGTCTCTCAGTCCGGCACCGTGTCGCTGAGTGCTGACAATAAGGCCGCTTGGGTTGGATATGTCGGAATCAAGCAATTCGTCAAGATCAATCTCGCCGCCACGGCTGTCGGTTCTGGGGCGGTTATCAGCGGTTGGGTCATGCTTGGACATCCCCATAACGCACCTGTCACAGCTAACTAAGCTGGCAACCTTTTGTTTTTCTTGCCGGGTGGCTAACCAAGCCTCCCGGCAGGTTTTTAACCTTTTTCGGAGGACTTGGAAAAATGCCAAGAGTCTTAATCAACGAAGATGTGTATGCCCATAAGTTTCCGGGCAACCCGTTCAATCTCGATGAAGGTGAAGGCCCGTTTGATGTGGGCGATGATGCCTTCGCTGCCCTTATCGGGAATCACGCCTGTTCTCTGGCCGACGAAGTGAAGGCCGAGGACAACGACGACAACGATAGTGGTGAGGCTGAACCCGTCGAGGAACCTGCTGAGGAAGCGGCTCCCGAACCGGAGCCTGAACCCGAACCGGAACCGGAACCCGAACCGGAACCGGAACCGGAACCCGAACCGGAACCCGAACCGGAACCCGAACCCGAACCGGATGACGGCGGCGGCGAGGACGAGGGCGGCGATGACGCAGGAGAGGGCGAATGAAGATCAAGGTACTTGACCGCTTCATCGACCTGTTCCCGCAGAACCCGACTGGCTACAGGGTCGGTCGGTGTTACGAGGAACCGGACGAGGAATGGGGCGCACTGCTTTTGAGTCATGGCTGCGTGGAGGCCGCACCGGAAGGTGAGGTTCTGCACGACCCAAGACCCGACTGCCAGCACCCCCGCACGAGTTCTGTCATTCTGGATCTGGACAATGATACGGCTAATGCGCCCAGTCCTGAACCGGAACCTGAACCTGAACCTGAACCGGAACCGGAACCGGAACCCGACGAAGAATAATCAATGTGGAGATGAGTAAATGGGCATTGGAGTCTATCACCCCCGGAAGTTCTCAAAGGTTACATCAGAAGCCGCCATCGGCGTTGATGACCTCCAGATATTCCGTTCTCATCTCCACCTTGAGGATACGATTGAGAACAACACGCTGATCGCCGCATACCGGGACTCTGCCCGGCAGATCATCGAGCGAGAGCTTGGCGTTGTCATGCTCAACGAGACATGGGAGTTTGCAACTGATGCGGCTCCACTGGGCGAGACGATCTACCTGCCCAAGGCTCCCCTTGTCTCCGTCACTTCGGTTACTTCCTACGATGACGCTGATAGCGGGACCACCTATGCGTCCTCTAATTATGTCGTAGACACATCGGGCAACCGGATCTTCTTAGCTCAGTCATCCGTATGGCCTACAGACTTGCGTGAGTTCCGTTCCATCGTGGTGAGCTATGTGGCTGGCTACGGAACGGCCCTGACGACACTGCCGCCCCTGCTCCTGCAAGGGCTTCTCGTTTTCGTGGGACACCTTTGGGAGAACAGGGAGGATGCGTCCATGCCGAGATCGGTGAGGCAGTTGGTCGCCCCCTTCATGCAGTTTGAATCTTGAGCATTGAATACCGGGTAAGAATCAAGGCGGGTGAACTCCGAAGTACGGTGGATCTCCAGAGCTTGACCACCGCCTCCGATGGGCAGGGGGGCGTGACGGAGACATGGACGACCGACGACACCTTTGCCGCCAAGGTTGACCCGCTTTCCGCCCAAGAGGTTTACTGGGCCGGGCAACAGGACGGCGGCGAGACGCACAAGATCACGGTGCGGTACAACTCAGCGATAACGAATAAAAAGCGGTTCCTGTTCGGAACCCGTGTACTCAATATTACATCGGTCAGGAACATTCTTGAGCGTAACCGTAAAATGGTCTGCTTCGCCGTGGAGACTCTGTAATGTCAAAATGGAGAGTCGTTGGACTAAGGACACTGCGACCCAAGCTGGAGAAGATGACCGGGACCACGCTCAAGGCGGCAAGGCGGCTAATCAAGACTCATGCCATGAAGATCGAGGCCGTGGCTATCAACTTGTCTCCCGCAAATACGGGGCATCTCCGGGCTTCTGTTAGCACCGGGTTCAGTCAGGATGGCTTAGAGGCGAGGGTGGGATCGACCAGTCGATACGCAAAATACTTGGAGTTCGGAACAGCGGTGAAGGGCCAGCTTACCTACCCGGCTGCGATGCAGGGATTACCGGGAAGAACTGAGAGTCCAGCATCCGTGGGGTATGTCTATGGAACCAAGCACTTCCCCCACTCCAAGTTCCTCAAGCGGTGGGCGAAGCTCAAGTTGGGAGATGCGAGGCTGGCCTTCGTGGTGGCCCGGAGCATAGCGGCTCCCCCCGCAGGACTCAGGGCGAGGCCGTTCCTTGGCCCCCCGTTCCTGATCGAGAAACCGAAGTTCATCAGTAATCTCACCCGGCTTGTGCAGAACATGGAGAAGAACGCCAAATGATCGGTCGGCTTGCACTTAACCAGATTCAGAAGTTCGTCTACGACACGCTGGTCGCCGCCCAGAGTGGCTGGTCAGTTTCGAGTGAAATTTTCGATGAGGTGCCTGACGGCGAAAATTTTCCTTACATCGAGCTTGGCACGACGACAGATTCCGTGGAGGGCAGCAAGGGGGCGAAGTGGAGCGAGAACGTCCAGCAAATCAGCGTATGGTCAGATGCCAATGGCTCGAAAGAATGTAACGACATAATGAATCAGGTTATTGATGCGATGATGAGCCTTTCGATGCCGCAAGCATTGACCGATAACTTCCGTGTCGATACACTGGACCGGGGGTTGGTGGAACTGGTGAAATTAGAAGGCCCGAGCGAGAGAGTCTTTCGTCAGGGAGTTATTCGGTTTAGTATGAGAGTGGAGGACACCTCTTAATAGGAGTTTAGAGAAATGGCTGTTAATTCAGGAAGAACGGTTGTCGTCAAAGTATCGACCGACAACGCAAATCACGCTTACGATAGTGCATCGTGGACCTCCATTGGTCAGCAGCGGGGCGGCTCTGCGGAGCGCAGCACCGAGGTTGCCGATGCGACCCATAAGGGAACCACTGGTTCTTGGGCCACTTCGATTTCAACTCGTCGTGGTTGGAGCCTCAGTGTCGATGGAGTATTGGATGTAGCTGACGCAGGATGGGCGTTGCTGTACGCCGCATGGAACTCAGTAGATTCTGAGTGGTTCCTGCTTGATGGTTCCACCATGACGGGTGTTTCCCATCCCGAACCAAGTGTTGTCGGATCTGGGACTGCGTTCATAACGAGCTTATCGTTTGATTTCCCAGAATCGGATATTGTGTCTTATTCGGCGGAACTGCAAGGGACTGGTGCGCTGGCTACACCAGCGGAGTAATCATTAGGCAATAGCGGAGGACAATTTGGATTATGAGTGCAAACAAGTATCGTGGTGAAGTTCCGATCAGGCTCGACAGGACGAGGACGTTGAAGTTTACGTTCAATGCCTTTGCCGAGTTTGAAGGACTTACAGGCAAGTCCATTCAGGGCGTTTTTGCGGATTCGGAGAACATAGGGTTCTCCATGATGCGAAACTTACTCTGGGCGGGCCTCATGCACGAAGATCCCTCCTTAACGGTTAAGAAGGCTGGCGAGTTGATGGAAACAGCGGATGGCAAGAATCTCAGTGAGAAGATCGAGACGATAACGGGTGTTGTCGTCAAGGCCGTTCAGTATGCTTTCACCGACCCGGACAGCATCCCCGAAGAAGAAGAGGGTAATCCAAAAAAAAAGGGAAAGTCGTAGAGGACTGGGACTGGTCCAGCATCCTGCATACGGCATTCGGCTTTACCCGCTATTCGCCTGACGATTTCTGGGCCTCAACGCCACGGGAGTTTTGCTTGGCGTTTGAGGGCTTCCTTGAAGCAGACAAGTTCCGCCGGGGGCATAAAGCCTCCGAGGTGGCGCAGCTTGTTTATGGTTTCAGAGATAAGAGGCCGAACGTGCGAAAAATAATGGATACCCTTTACCCCGAAGGCAAGGATGGCAGCGTGAAGATCCACGGTGACTTGCTTGCTGAGAGCCGGGCCAAGGTCCGGGCGGACAAGGCTGACAAGGCCAGAAAGAGCGACTGATGGGATTCCCTATTCATCAGATATTCGTCCGCCTTGGTCTTGACACCAAGGGCTTGAAACCCGCCATCGGCGGAGCCATCAAGCAGTTCTCCAATATGGGGGCATCGCTCCAGATGGCGGGTATCCGGGCGGGTTTCATGTTCACCGCCCCGATCATGCTGGCGGCTAAAGCATCGTTCAAGGCGGTAGCCGAGTTCGACCGGAACATGACTCGTTCGACCGCCATTATGGGGGATCTCTCGAAGGCCATGCGTGAGGACATGGTTAATTCGGCCAAGACGGTCGCCCGGGACATCCCCAAGAGTGCAGCCGAGGTTGCCGAGGGGTTCTTCTTCCTTGCTTCTGCGGGACTTGATGCCGAGCAGTCGATTGCGGCCATGCCAGCGGTTGCCAAGTTCGCCGTGGCTGGTGCGTTCGACCTTGCCCGGGCAACCTCCCTTGCTGCGGATGCCCAGAGTTCGCTTGGCCTGAAAAGTGATGACGCAGCGGAGAACCTTGCGAACCTGACCCGTGTAACCGATGTTCTTGTGAAGGCGAATACACTCGCCAATGCCACTACAGAACAGTTCTCCCGAGCGTTGACGACCAAGGCGGGTGCCGCCATCAAGATCGTCAACAAGGAAATGGTCGAGGGCGTTGCGGTTCTTGCCGCTTTTGCCGATCAGGGAATCAAGGCGGAGAATGCGGGAACAGCACTGAACATCGTGTTCAGGGATCTCAAGACCAAGGGCTTGAAGAACCGGGTCGAGTGGCAGAAGTTCGGCGGCGTATTCGACAAAGTGACGGGCAAGATGCGCCCGGTGGCAGACATCATCGGGTCACTGGAGGAAGGCTTGGGGAATATGTCGCCCAAGATGGTGCAGGCCCAACTCAAGCTCCTTGGATTCTCCGATAAGTCACTCGTGTTCACTCAAGCCCTGATCGGCATGAGCGACAAGATCCGTGAGTATGAAGCTGAGTTGCGGCTTGCGGGTGGCACGACCGCCGATGTAGCTGACAAGCAGGTCAAGAACATTGGCGACCAGATGACCATCGCCAAGCAGAAGATCAACGCCGCCGCCATCGCACTGGGCAATTCACTCATGCCTGCGTTCGAGGCTTTGATTGCGGTGATGGCAGGGTTCGAGACAGTCATCCTTGGGCTGGCGGCGGCTTTGGAACTACCAATAATCGGCACTCTTATAATGAACCTTGGCGTTCTTCTCGCCGCCATTGGCCCTATTCTGATCGCACTCAGCATGTTGGCTTTTTCCATCAAGGCACTTACTTTTGTAACCGAAATTCTCAACATGACGATGAAAAGACTTCTCGTTACGGCGGGGTTAGTTGGACTCGTCATCATGGGGCTAGGGGCAATTTACTCGAAGTGGAAGGGTACAGCGAAAGACGCAGCGACAGAGCAGCAAAAGCTCAATGGGATTCTGAACAACGCCAAGCAAGAAGCGAAAGCGGCCATTACTGCTCTTGAGGATTACCTTGTTGCGGCTGACATTGGGACAACTGTAACTGCGTCCCATGAGAGGTTAACGGCGCAGTTGAAGGCAGAGAAAAAGGCTCTCAAAGCCCTTGAGCCAGCACACAAAAAAAATTCGGTGTTGCTGGAATATTTTAAGGATGTAGCAGGAGAGGCCAATGAGACAGCAAGGTTGCATGGAAAGTCCATTCACGACTTAAAGGCCGCTTACAACAAAACACTTGGCCCAATTACTGCCAAGCGGATGGCGGTTGTGGCGTTGGAAGAGGCGTTGAGGTCCATCGATGATCAGATGAAGCTAGTAATGGCTTCTGAGGATGGTGGAACCGAGGCCACCCGGCGGTCTATTGCTCAGTCCAAGGTGAGGATCGCCACCGACCTTCTGATGGCAAAAAGCAACGCCGATCTTGGAGCCGCCCAAATAAAACTGGGGAATGCTTTCAAGGGGTCCGAGGGAGAACTCGCCGTTTTTCAGGCGAGGCTATCCACAGCCAAGACATCCCTTGTACTTGTCCAAAAGGTTTTTTCGGATGCGACAAAGGGGCCGCTTAAATTTTATCTTGATCTGGTGAATCGCCTAACCATATCGGTTGCCAAAATGGAGGCGGCTCTCAACAAGAAGAAAAAAGACATCGTTGACCGTGAATCCCTCACCATGCTTGAGGATGCCACCCGTGAGATAGAAGTATTTGAGGCGACCGCTGGTGCGCTGAACGAAATTGCGGGGATCTCGCCCGGCTCCCCGCTGATTACTGGCGTGGATATGGCTAAGGAGAAGGTGAAAGTCCTTGAGGATGCATTAGCCGATCTCATGGAGAAGGCGGTCGAGAAGGGGGCCGAGGTTGGCGGCTTAGGGGCGGCTCTCGCACTGCCAGAGTTCCAAGAGCAGCTTATTGGACTCACCACGCAGCTAATCACATTCAACGATCAGATCGCAGCCGCCGAGCCATTTGAGAAGGCCAAGGAACACTGGCAGGACTGGAAGGATAACGCAGGCGATTCGATTACAAAGGTTGCCGAGGCGTGGACTGGGTTCCTTGATGACTTCACCTCCGGGTGGGGGCAGGCTGTTGGTGCGGCCATTGTGGACGGCGAGAGCTTCGGGGATGCGATGAAGGGAGTGTGGAACAACATGATGCGGAACTTCATCTCAGCAATAGCCGAGATGATGGCCCAGTGGCTTTTGTCGCAGATATTCACGACCGCAACGGCGAGTGTAACCCACGCAACATTGAGGGCTAACGCCCTTGAGCTTATATACCTCAACGCCTTTGCTGGTGCGGCGATAGTTCCCGGTGCCGGGCCTGCGGCGGGTGCGTTGGCCGTGGGTCAGGCTATTCTGGGTGCGCTGGCTGTTCGTACTGGTTCGGGGGCAATCACGCCCGGCGATACGGCGTTACCCGGGGTAAATACCTTTTCCCAACCAGCGGCGTTGCCCCTGCAACACGGCGGCATCGTAACCAACCCCACGCTTGCCCTGATCGGGGAGGCTGGCCCGGAGGCCGTGGTGCCTCTGTCCGGTCGTCACGGCTTGGGTGGATCTCAGCACATCAATTTATATATGGACGGGCAGCTTGTAACTGAGACTGTCCTGCGTAATATGCCTGATGAGGTCAGGCTCAACATCGGGGCGCAGATTTAAGAGGAATTTCAATGCAAAGAGCCTACGTTGCGTATAAAAAAGCAGCAGTTTTTTATTTTTTCCTGAGAGGCCCACAAGGGTTCTATGGATATGCTCCCCCTGCGACCGGGCAGGAAGGTTCGCTAACCGCTTACTATGCAATCGATGGTGGTAGCTCCGTAAGCACCGGGACAACGGTAGAGGAAGTCAATGGCAGCACCAACGCCGGGGTCTATTCGGTGACTTGCACCGATGTTGTCACTGAGGGATACCACATCGTAATGAGCCTGTATCACTCGACATCGACATATTGGGCCGAACCTCTTGCTATTGCCACCGACACATTGTATCCGCCGGGGATGAATGTGGGCGAGATCAGCGGGGATTCCGCCGCCGCCGCCAATATGGAAAAATATTTTGACGGCACCGGGTACGGAATCCAAGCTGCGTCAGCCCTGACGACTGTTTCTCTCCCATCTGGGGGCATCACTGCCGCTACGATTGCCGCCGATGCAATCACCGCCGCCAAGATTGCGGACGACTCCATCACAGCCGATCAAGTTGCCGATGGCACAATCACCGCCGCCAAGATTGGTGCTGATGCAATCACCGCCGCTAAGATTGCGGACGACTCCATCACAGCCGATCAGGTTGCCGATGGCACAATCACTGCCGCTAAGATAGCCGCCGATGCAATCACAGCCGCCAAGATTGCCGACGACTCAATCACCGCCGATCAAGTTGCCGATGGCACAATCACCGCCGCTAAGATTGCCGCCGATGCAATCACAGCCGCCAAGATTGCAGACGACTCGATCACCGCCGATCAAGTTGCCGACGACACAATTACTGCCGCCAAGATCGCTGACGGGGCCATAACCGCTGCCAAGATCCCCGCCACGGTTAATGCTGATATTGTGCAGGTTGACGGATCAACGACCGGGGTGTCCGGGTTGCAGCAGGCCGTCTCCACGGTGGTTGAGGCTGAGGTCGCCGCCAGCGGGTCAAGCTCGACGCTGATTGTTTCCGACACTGCGGCCCTGTCATCCACTGATGACGCTTATGTTCGGCGCAACCTGACTTTCACATCGGGTGCCTTAATAAACCAAGCATCCGTGATTTCGGACTACGCAGGATCGAGCAAAACGATAACCGTGTCGGTGGCCTTCACTGGAACGCCTGCCGAGGATGACACGTTTATCATTAGTTAATTATGGGCCACCAACCTCCATTTTTACCTCATGTCGATGAAGGTGTTGTCCCGCCAACACCAGTACCGGGGATGGTCATCTCGATTGCCGGGGTTGATCGGTCGAGCTACTACAAGAGCAGTTCTCTGCGGATCACCGAGACGCTTGGGTCACGCTCGACATGCAACTTCCAGATTTTCGACGCTACCGGGGCGTTGTCTTGCCCGGTCGGGTCGGAAGTAATCGTTACGTTTGATGAGGTTAATGTCTTTTCAGGAACCATTGAATCGACCGATACGAACTTCCCGAGCATGGACTACACCAGCGATGCGATGTTTATGAACATCCGGTGCGTGGACTGGAATCAGTTGCTTGACCGCAAGCTCGTGGCGAAGTCGTTTGCCGCCGATGGGCAGACCTTCGGACAGATCGTGCGCCTCATTATCGATGAGTTCCTTGCAGACGATGGCGTGGTGCCGGGGCAGATCCAGAACGGCGGCTACACTGACCGCATTGTGTTCCAGTACGAAACGGTTAATTCCTGCCTTTCTTCTCTGGCCGAGGCGGTGGGTTACGTTTTCTACATAGACTACAACAAGCAGCTTCATTTTCGAGATCGCATCGATGTAGAGGCACCGTTCAGCCTCACCGCCCTATCCCCGACATATCGCAGCATAACCGTTAAGCAAAACCGCAGTCAGTACAGGAACCGTCAGTATTTGCGTGGTGGTCTTGAGGTTTCGCCAAACAGGAGGACGGAAGAGTTCGCAGGCGATAACGACACCCGGACATTTACGGTCGCCCTCCCTGTCGGGGCCGAACCGGAAGTGTGGGTGAACCGTGGCAGTCAGATCCTATCGCCCGAAGAAGAAGAGGCCAGAGAAGAACTCCGTGAACGTGAAGAACAGGCGGCAGAAGAAGATGCCGAGCAGCCCGGGCTTAATATTGCGAATATACCGCAAAGGGTCGGCACCGGGTGGGTCCGCCAAACTGTCGGGCTGGACAGTTTGCCAAACCCTGTACAGTGGTCTTGGAATGTTGGTGACAACACCATCACACAGAACAGCGACGAGCTTGTGCTTCGGGCCTTCAACATAATGACCCGTCTCGCTGACGATGATGTGGTTTGGAATAATGACCGGGTGCGGATTGTTTATAGGCCGCTTGTGAGGGTTCTGGCCCGGTCGCAGGACGACGACGAGATCGCCGCCCGTCAAGCCATAGAGGGCGGCACTGGTATCTATGAAGCCGTCGAGGAAGATGAGAGGATCGAGGACAGCCTCTTTGCGAGGACCAAGGTGGAGGGGCTACTCACTCAGTTGGGCCACATTCCCAAGACTGCCACTGTTGTGACGGACGAAGGAGGCATTCGGGCGGGACAATTCCAAACTTTTGTCCTGCCAAAGCTAGGGCTTGTCGGCTACTTCCTCATCGAGAGTTTTTCCGCAAGCGACCGGGGCGATGAAACCCTGCGCTACAGCTATAAGGCACTTGATGGCGAGTCGCTTGGCGGCTGGCAGTCATTCTTCAAGCGGCTCATAAACAGGGGTAGGAAGTTCATCATTACCGAGGGGGAGACGGTGATGATCTTTGCTGACGGTGACGATGGGGTAACGCTGACCGACAATCTCCCCACGCCCGACACCAGCAACACGCTTGGTGCGTATACAACCGATGCATACACCGTATGTCTCGTGAGTGCGGGGTCGCAGGTCGGGTCAAGTTACCCGGCGGTGCTGACGTATTCCGATGTCATCAGGCAATCATTCCCGCTTGTCTATTATCGTTGTGACGAAACCTCCGACCCAAACGAGCCGGGCGGGATGAGTTTTCCCGTGGCGGACTCGTCTGGGAATGCCAACGGCGGGTCGGCAGCCTTCATGGTGACTCAACGCAACATAGGGGCTGTAGGGCGGCAACTTGCATCGCCAAACCTGCCCGACACGATTCAGAGGGCAGGATCTTTTTTCTTCCTTGGCGGAGTAGTCGAAGGGATTGTCAACTTGGGGTTTAACTCAAGGATCATTATTCCGCCAACATCTCTGGATAACCAAACAGACGTAACTATTGGCTTCTGGTTACAGGTTTCAGCGGTAAGAGAACAGAAGCAGTGCATTTTTCAGGCGGGAACCAAAGAACAAAAAGATAGCTTCAAGATTCAAATTGAGAGAAATAATGGAGTGGGGGAAACTGGGAACCCTGACAAAATAAGGGTCTTATATTTCGACACAGGCGGCACCCCGCAAACCCGCCGTGTTGAGTGGAGTGGACTATCTCTGCGGTCGAGCCTTTTCCCCGGCACATGGAATCATATTGCTGTTGTGCGGGACCAGACAAACCAGACATTCGAGTTGTTCATCAACGCTCAGAGCATGGGCCTGAAGATAAATGGGACCACTTTGGCGGGGGGCATTAACCGTATATCCATGAGTAATCTGGAAACCACCGATGCGGTGATTGTCGGGCAGTCTTGGGCCACCACTCTAGCTATTGTGGCGGACGAGTGGCTCGTCGGGAGGCTTGATGAGTTCGCTATCTTCCCGAGTGCGCTGTCAAGTGAAACAATAGCTCAACATGCAAAAGACCGCCCCAACGTGTATCATGTGGGGAGTTTGATACCGCCGTCCGGTTCTCCGCCGCCGCCTACCTTCATAGAGCTTTGACCTGACTGACCCATGAAAGTTTCAAATAATGTTTTTATCGAGATTCGGGATGCCAAGACCAAGGAGGTCGTGGACACCCGGGCGATGCATAACCTGATGACGACTAGCGGCCTCAACTGGGTTCGGGATCTCATGGGCGGGACGGAGACTCGTGCTACGAAGATCGCCCTTGGAACAGGGGATGCGTCTCCTGCCGTTTCTAACACGGCTCTCGATACTCAGGTGTGGGGAACAGGAACCGAGGGGGTCATCGACCGCAGGATTGCGACCGCACAAAAGATGACACATAAGATATTTCTGGGGTCGGCAGATGCGAATGGGAATGTGCTTGCCGAGGAAGGCTTGTTCCGGGGAACGCTTCTACTCGCCCGCACCCTGATAAGTCCGGCAATAACAAAAAGTGATGCGGTCGAACTCACAATAGCCCACGAAATAACGGTGTCCTAACTATGGCGACAACAATACCAGCAGCGAACGTGAAGGTCTTTCCTTCGGCCAATGATATTAACTTGGGCAGCACTGGCAGCGGCAATATTGTCACCGAGGCGAATGTGTCGGCTCTCACGCTCTCGCTCCCCCCCCGCAACTTCGTAATCAGCGGGTTCGATATTTCCCGCATCGATGAGAGTCAGGTTCAGTTCACGGCTGGCAAGGCGTTCATTGGGGGGCGATATGTCGAGACGGATGATTCAATCACCTATTCCCTTGACCCGGCTCCTGCTACTGATGCGGTTAATCAGGTTTACTTCTTCCTGACCGCCGTTTTATCTGGGGCTGATGTGGTAAGCCTCCAGTTCGAGAACTCGAATGTTAGCCACCAAGCCCCGCCTGCGACTCCCGGCTCCCTCAGCGTGATGCTTGGCGTTGCATCTACAAATGGGGTTGGGGAGATGCAGAACGATGACGATGTTCGCAACAGTAAGATTAATCTTGGGGGGGGCGTTTTTTCGGGAACCTATGTTGGGACCGGGCCGGGAGTCTCTACCGTGGAGATTTTAGATGTGGCGTTGCCTTTCACTCCTTCGTTTATTTACATATCTGGCGAAGCTCAGGCGGGTGGTTCCTCAGTAGTGGCATGTTCCGGGGTTCTCCCGGCTGGCCCCCGGGCTGTTGCGAGTTCTGGAACAAACTTAGTTGGCTCAATGTATTCGTGCGGGTGGGCTATGGTCGAGGATGGGCTGCTTGGTTACGGGACGAACTACACCGCCGAAATCGACGGAGCCGATCTTGGGGAGTGTGCCGCCGACTCATGGGCAACTGATTCCGTTACGGTAACTGGGGCAAGGGTGGGCGATACGGTGATGGTGGGGGGGAATGTTTTCCTAGCGAATAACACTGCTGGAACCGTTCCCGGTAGCCTGCTTGAAGCGTTAGGTACAGGCTTTGTCTATTATACACCCGCTGGCTATGTGTCAGATTATGAGGGTACAGATAACGATTATGAAATATACAAGGGTCCGCTTGGTCGAGGCATTGGCGGCGTAGGTAGCTCACCTATACTAGTGTCGGCGGTCGTCGCCGACAACGACACAGTTCTTTGGGGGATGTACAACAGTCGTGGCACCTTCACCCCCGGAACCTCACCGGGCGTGGTAACTGTTATTAGTGCGTGGGACTTTGCCCGGGGAACCCGGCTATATATAGACAACCTCAACCCACCCGCATCACCCGAAATCAGGCCGCTTCCCACCCCGACTGGGTTCAGGGTTTCAAGGTCGCCTGATGGGATTGGTGGTTCTGGAGACACGCTTAACACATTGGACAGACGATATTTCTATTGGGCCTTTGGAGCATGACCGATATGCCAATGTCAGCCACAACCATCGGAGTTTTTGCGGTGTTTGCAACCGTTATAATTCGTGAGGTTCTTGGCTTCGTGAAAACTCGAAACGGTAATGGTAAAATGAGTGAAGCAGAGACTAAAATGCTTCTTCAACTGGGCGAGATCCGCATTCATCAAAAACGCTGTTGTGAGCTATTGGAGAAATTAGTTGATAAAAGGTAGTCCGCTGCTCGTCGTCTTTTTGTGCGGTTGCTCCGGGGCGGAGATCAGGGAGGTCGCCGGGATAGTGGAGGCGGTCGCCCCGGCGGTTGAGGCTGCGGCTACGACCGTGGCTACCAGCGGCGACCCGGTGACAGGTCTAATTGTGGCGGGGGCAACGCTCGTTAGTGCATTACTCAGAAACAATCTCAAGGGAGAATAAATATGAACGGTTTACTCAACGCTATCGGCGGCAGGAAACTATTTCTGGTCGTCGTTGGACTCGTGCTTATGATTTTGAACAAATCAATGGAACTTGGCCTCAGTGAGGACCATCTCATGTACTTGGTGCTTGGCGGCGCAGGAGCCGTGGCTCTGGAGGATGGCCTCCGGGGTTTCGCCAAAGGAACCTATAAAAAGAAATAAGCTGCATCACTGCGGCTTACTCCTTTCCGTTCGGAACGCCCGGAACTCACCCGTCCACCGGGCGTTCTTTTTTTGCCTCAAATTCTGCGTCACATTCCGGGCATGGGCAGGTTCCGCACTTGCAGTCCTTGTCCTTGACTTCGCCGCACTCTTCGCAGTAGCAGTCCGGGCATACCTCCCATTTGTCAAGATCGAAGGCTTCGCCGCAATGTTCGCAATTATCGCACTCGCACTCGCCGTCTAATTGACTGCACTGGTTACAGACCCGCCCGCCGGGAAAACAGTCCGAGCAGTACGGATCTCCGCAAGGCCCGTAGTGGCTGGCGAAGCCGTTACACTTCCGATGCGTGTTCGCCCATCTTTCGGTGTCCATTTTCAGTTGCTCCAATTACCGAGGGCGACCCAGAGCAGGTCCGGGGTCAGCCGCTTGACGTTCCCGTCCTTGCAGCGTTGGGCCATCTTGCTGACGGACCTCTTGAGGTTGTCCTCAATCAGGTTCACAACGTCAGCGGCAAGCTGGATCTTGTGTTCCCGAAACGCCGCCTTGATTTCCTTCTTGTTCATCAGTACCGATCTCCTTCCACGACAAAGTTATTCATCTTGTAGCACACATCCCCCCAAGTCGCTTCGTGAACCGCAGTGGCTCCCTCATTATTGAAGCCCTCCACGAGGTACACCCAGATGTCCTTGCCCCATTCTTCCGTCCATCCCCCGAAGTCAATCTCTTCCACCCGGGGGTCGTTGCGGACATCACGCTCAGTTCTAACCTTCTTGAATTTGAGGGTCATAACTTCTCCTTTCTTCAAAAGTCCTTCTGTCACTCAACGCCAATAGTATACATCGGTTTAGCGGTAATGTCAAATAAATAATAATAGCGGGTGCGCCCCAGTCGGGTAAGATGCGAGGTGAGGCGGAAGCGGAGGACGCAAAGATAAGGACCGACCATGAAAACCCTTCTTGCGTTCGTCGCACTATCATTCTTCTTTCTCCTGCCGAGCCATGACAGTTCGGCATCCCCCTCCCCCGAATATCAAAACGGCGATGTGAATCTCGACGGCCAGATATGTATGGACGATCCGATTTTCATCATCTACCACCTCTACCGAGATGGTCGCCCGCTGCCTTGTCCATCCGTTGCTGACGCTGACCGGGACGGATCTGTGGCAATCACCGATGCGGTGGTTCTGCTCAAGTACATCTTCAACGGTGAGTACCTGTTCGATTGCCCGATCCCCTGCGGGCCACTGTTCCCGCCAGCCTCAGAATATAACGGTTACGCCCAGTGAGCCGGGGGCGGAAGTCCGCCTCTTGGACAGTCGAGAAAATGTCAAAAAACGCACACCGTGTGGTTTTTGATCTCGATAGGCGTGGCGACGAATGCTGGATTTTGCTTCGCAGTGATGCCCACCACGATTCACCCTGCTTTGAAGCGTGTGGGAATGCCCTAGAAAAAAAGCATCTTGACGAAGCGAAAAGTGCTGGAGCCTGTGTAATCGACAACGGTGATGCGATGGACCTGATGGGCGGGAAATGGGACAAGCGTAGCTCGAAAGCGGAGCTTCGCCCTCACTTGGCGATGGCCGACAACTACCTTGATGCGGTCGTCAATGACTACGCCGATTTTCTCGAACCCTATGCCCAGAACATAGCGGTCTGGTCCCAAGGAAATCACGAAAGCTCGATCCTCCGACACCATGAGACAGACGTTACGACTCGCCTGTGCGAACAACTCCGGTATCGCACCGGGGCGAAGATGTATGAGGGCGGTTATACCGGGTGGGTTTTCTTTACGCTTAGGCGAAGGGTTAAAAGTAAATCGAAGAAGTACCGAGTGCGGAACACGCAGACCATCAAGATGTACCGCACTCACGGGTACGGTGGGGCAGCACCAGTTACGAAGGGTGTTTTGAATTCTGGCAGGCGGGCCGCAATACTCCCTGATGCTCGTATCATTTGCAGCGGGCATATCCATCAGGAGTGGCAATTTCCCATCCAACGCCTCCGCATTACTTCGGCTGGCAGGGCGTTCCAAGACGAGCAGTTACATCTCGCCCTCCCGAGCTATAAGGACTCGATCAAGGACGGGTGGAGCAAGAAGAATTGGTCCATCGAGCGAGGCTTCCCGCCATCCCCGGTGGGGGCCGTGTGGCTGCGCCTCAAGCTGACCACCGACGAGCAGATTGACATCCACGTTGAACGGGCCAAGTAACCGTTAAAGATCAGCCAATTTAACGCTTGACATTACCGTTAAATTCGGTATCATACTGATGTTGAGTGAGGCTGATTGAAGAAAGGGGGTCGCCATGACCGCCACCACCAAGTTGCTTGTTGCTTCCCGTGTTCGTGCGGTTGAAGCACTGCCCCGGTTCTCCGGTTCCCGCTTCGGGTTCCTGAGCGTTGACCTTCCCCCCGGCTTCGGGTCTTTCCTGCGTGAAGTCCTGACTGCTCTGGTTAAGGTCGGTAAGTTAGCTGTTCTTTAAAAAGGAGGCAGACATGCCCGAGACTTTTGTTCTTTACCTTTACGGCCCTGACGGGTTCCACGGCGGCAAACATTATTACGAGGGCGAGAAGGCTCTCGTGGAGGCCGCTGCCGCCGCCGCTGCCTCTGGGGATCACCCTGAGATCCGTGGAACTGACATGCTTGACCGCCTTGTCCTGCACTGGAAGGACGGCAAGCTGCTCCACCCTACTGGTTATCCGGGCCTTCTGAACCCGGTGGAAGGATAAGCCATGAACGAAAAACCCAAGGTCGCCTACTTTGAAGTGAGCTTTGTTAACTCCTATATCGGATGGGATGTTATGGCCTATGAAGCCGATGGGAACATTGTCGAGGAAGTGGGCGGATGGCCTCTTCCCTACTATTCCTACCATAAGATCCCCGCAGTCCTCCGAGCCAAGGAGCTTGCCGCCAGTGTCGGTGTCACCGACATTCGGATCGCCCTGCGAAAGAACGGCGGCTGGTATCCCGAAGGAATGAAAGCATGACCCCTGAGAAATTTTACGTCGATATATGAGCAGACGGAACGCTCACGGTTCGTGAGCCGGGAAAAGGGAAGTTCGTTGATGCGGCCCTGCCAGTTGTCGAGCTTGATTCAAAGGAGGCCGCTGAGTCGCTTGTCGCTCACTTCGGGACTCTTGTGCCGAGTGGGTCCAGTCACGAGCTTGCGGGTCGCCACGTTTACCGCCCCGTCAATGTCGCCCGGGCGGAAGGCCCGGCGGCGGCTTTCCGGGCATTCAAGGCGTTCCGTGAAACCGTTAAAAAGCACTTGACATTAGCGTTAATTTGACGTATACTTCTGATGTTGAGTGAGGCTGATTGTTCCTCTTGAAGAAAGGAAAAGACATGACCACCTATCGAACCTTCCCTTCACCTTTCACCCGGATGGGTGAGCCGCTTGCAAAAGAGGCAGAAGGATCTGAGGGTCGTTACACGACTCGCAAGGGTCGCTCCCTGACCACGAGCTTGAATGACCATGAGGCGTTCAAGGCTCTCGCTGGTAAGTCGAGCGACTTCGCTAAGTCCCTGTACGGTGACGCTGATCCTAACAGCAGTTCCAGCAAGGGACTCACTTACGAGATGTGGCTCTGGGCGCATATCCTTGCGAACGAGCCTGAGAAAAAGAAGGGTCCGTTCCTTGCCTTTGAGGATGCCCCCCTCACCAAGCTCGTTGAACACTTTGACCGGGCTTCCGGGGTTCTCAAGTTCCCCAAGGTTTCGCTCGAAAATGAGGACGGTCTGAAACTGCGCCTCTCACGGGCTGGCTCCCGGGCGAAAGTTCCGGGGTCGATCAACCTGACGGATGGAAAGCCTTACGGGGAAAACGAGTGGTACGGGCGTGTCCTGAAAACGGGCGTGGTCGAAACCTCACGGGCCTTCAATGAGGGGATCAAGGCTCTCCTTGCGGCGTTCAATGACGATCCTGCCAAGGTCGCAAAAACGAGTGGACTGCTGACCGGGAACTGCTGCTTCTGCCGCAAGCCACTGACCACGGGCGAGTCCCTGACCGCCGGGTATGGCCCGATCTGCGCCGACAAGTATGCCCTGCCTTGGGGCGAGGTTGACCCCGGCGTTCGCAACCTTGACCGTTATATTGCCGACGAGCCGACCGAGGCTCTGGTGTTTGAAGCGTTGCCCGGCGTGGAAGTCGGGCGCAAGGAAGCGGACGAACTGAGTGGCGAGGATCTGGCAAACTTAGCCGAGGCTGAAAATGCTGAGGACGAGATTGCTTGGGGCAAGGAAATGGAATTTGAGGACCACCACGAGCGCAGGGAAAACGCTCGAATTGGTTACTACGACCGGAACGGAAACTAAGGAAGGAGGTACGGAATGAGTAGTGTTTACAAAGGACTGGTTAATGGTTCGCTCACTGTCGAAGTGGGTGAGCGTCTCAAGCGGGTCTTTGGCCCGGAGACGAAAGAACTGACGCTTCGCCTGTATGACGATCTCGTGGCTGATCGAGACTTGATCCGAGAGTCTTGGTATCTCGATAAGCCAGAAACAGGATACGGCCACCGCAGGCGGAAGGCGGCTCACGCCCGGTATGACCGCTTCAAGGACGACCTGATCGGTCCCTACCTCTTTGCGGTAGAAAAGGAACCCGGCTCCGAGGGCTACGAGGGGTCGTCTGTATACGCCGACCTGACCCGTGGGTTCTGGTCGCACGATGGCCCGGAAGATGTGCCGGGCGACAAGATCGGTCGCCTCACGCTCAACCGCAAGGAGCCACGCAAGAGGTTACTGACCCGCCGCAAGTGGAAACTGGTTTGACGAAAGGAGTACATGATGACTAAGGTTTATCACGTTAGCGACGAGAAGTTCCGCTACCGGGACGGCGTTTTCCCTGACGATTACAAGCTCGTGGCTGTCGTTGGGAGCGACGATCTGGAGCGAGTCTACGGCCTGACGAACAGTGTCGAGTCGCCGTGGACTGACAACAAGGGACTCATAGCCTTTGATCCCCCGCATCGCTCGTCCTCAGTCCACGATGTCTTTGTCACCGACAAGGGCGTTTTCGAGGTCGCCCCGTTGGGCTTCAAGGAGCTTGAAGCAGAGCCGCCAGTGGTTCCAGCGGAAACCCTGCGGGAGTGGCGGCGACTGCATTCCGAGAGAGTAAAGGAGCTAAAAACCGACCTTGACATTTAACGGTTAATGTGTTATCCTTTTGATGTTGAGTGAGGCTACTTGAAGAAAGGAGTTGTTATGACAAGTGCTGCGAAGGTTGCCAACCGCCGGGGGCATAAGCTCCTGACAAAGGAACTGGAGAAAAAGCTGCCGCCCCTGTATGCGAATGAGGGCGTGGCTGATCCGGTTGTGCATGTCAAGTTCTTCACCCCGTATAGCGACTGGACTTGGTATGCGACTGAGTACGATCCAGAGGAACGCCTGTTCTTCGGGCTGGTTGATGGATTCGAGGCCGAGCTTGGCTATTTCAGCCTTGACGAGCTTGATTCCCTGACCGCCCTGAACGGAATGCTTCCTGCCGTGGAGCGTGACACGGGCTTCCCGTCCACGCCCCTGTCCGAAGTCCGCCGCAAAAACCGTTAGAAAGGAGAGTGCTATGAAACTCTTTGTTGATGCAAGGCTTTCGACCTCCAAGGTCGAGGACTTAATTGTTGCCGCTGAACTGATTGAAGAAAAAAGCGGCTTTGACTTTGTTCATGTCGGAAAGAATGACCGTGGACTCGAAGAAGCGGTTGTCAGAGGGCTGCTCTACGATAACGTCGAGAGGATCGTGGAGATCCTGAATGACGGTGAAGAAGAAGGGGTACTGGACTTCGGGTTCACCCTCTCAACACATTCCTGAAAGGAGACGCTATGACTGAGGAAAACAAGGTCAGCGAACTGACGAAAATTGATATCACGCCCGATTGGGCCGGGATCATGCCGGGGCTGATCGCCGTTCTGGAGAACGGCACGAATGAAGGCAAGAAGATGGTGCGTGAGGAACTAATGCGGCTTGCCCGGGCGGTCGATGCGTTGAAGGACCGGGCTGGAATAAGGGAGGACGACGATGACTAAACATCTCGATTCGGACAACATGGTTTATGCCCCCCTGTGGTGGCATAAGGAAGGACTGTCGCAGACGGCAACCGGGTACGGTGCCAAGCTGACAACGGCTTGGAAGATCCCCTTCGCCGGGCGGCTCTACCGTGTTTATTGCACCGTTTTCAGCAACGCTGGAAGTCACTGGATTCTCGCCAAGGGTGAGAAAATATTTATCCGATAGAAGGAGGACGACGATGGCTAAGAAGAAAACGCTGAGTGAAATCGTTGACAAGATCAACAAGGACAACGCCCCGCCCGGCGGGTGGGATGACAATGCGCCTGAGTTCGGCAAGACCTACAGCCTGATGGGGATTGCCAACGGCAAGAGTTGGGCCGAGAGCGAGATCAAGGAGAACGAGATCGCCCCCGATGCCAAGGTGCTGGCAGCGACCGAGGACGCACTCCGGGTCGCTTTCCGGGCCGCTGGCCGGGAGGACGAGTTCGACGGCTTCCTTGCCGAACTGGACGAGGCTCACAAGGAGAACCTTGAGCTTTCCAGCAAGGTCGCAGCTTCCTTGGCCGAAGCAGAGGCTGAACGGGTGGCACTGCTGCGTGAGATTAAGCCTTGACGTTTACCGCTAATGTGTTATAATGCTGTTGAAGAAAGGAGGCTGATATGACCAAGCCTGAATACACGCTGCCACCGGAAAAAGAAAAGGTTTACAGGAAGATCGCCGGGCTGATTGCGTTCTCCAAGAAGCTCAAAAGCGAACCTGCTCAGGCTGCTGCTTGGGCGAACATTTCACGGCTGTTGATTGAGACGGGCGACTGGGAGGTTGGCGAGGACGGCAACCTCATTCTGGACGAAAACCGGAGTCCAGTCCCCAAGAAGAAAGGAGGATCGGATGAAGTTCTGTAACACCTGCGGATGTAATCACTACCTGAGTGCTGAGGAAAGGAAAGCCCTGTGCTTTTCCATGACCTACATCACCGAGTCCCTGAAACGTGGAGCTAAGGGTCTGATCGCTGGCGCAGAGAATGTCGGCGTGGAGCGCAAGGCTCTCAGGAGCTTGGCAGACAAGTTCTGCGGCTCCCTGCCCGGAGGAAGCCATGACGGATGAGCGAAAGCCGGGGCGTGAGGGGTGGCAAACCTTTGATGTCTTTAAGGCGGCAAAGATCGCCAAGGACATTGACCAGCGGCGGAAAAGCATGGCCGAGGGGCGCATCGCAACCACTGGGGCGCACCCTTCCGAAGGAATGCGTCCACACGACTCCGCCAAAGCTCAGCCCTGTGTCAGCAACGCTCCCTTCCGAGAGAAGTGGGCGGCGGCGGATGGATTTAACGGTTTCAATACACTCCTTGCTCTCGCTGAGAAATTTCCTGACCAGCTACCCCCCGACTTTGAAAGGTTGATCCCCCATATCAAGCTGTTCAGTCTCGACGGCCTGCCGTCAGATTTCATTCCTGCGGCGATAGGTCGCCCGGGAACGCCTGAGTATGACAAGGTTGTAGAAGTGGCGGTCGATAACTTTTTTCTGCCCTTCCCGGTCGTCGCAATTCAAGACGATGCCGGGTGCGTCATACTCTTCGATTTCGAGGAAGATCCCCGGGGATTGCGAAGCCGCCGGGGTTTCGTGGATATCAGCCCTGTCCTGATCGACGCAAGAGGACACGCCAGCTTGGAGGCGATGGCTATGGTGAAGGATCATCATAAAAGAGCCAAGGAGTCTGGGGTTTCACCTGACACGGCCTGTATTACATTCGGGCTGATAACGGATTTCCAGACCGTAGAGAAAACAGCGGAGATACCAGAGGGCGGCTGGAGCCTTAACGGTAAGGTTAGCCGGGTGGTGGTCGCAAACAAGAAAGAGGTGGTCTGGGACTGGTCAAAAGCGATGAAGGAGTATCTTGGAGATGACGGGTCTGAGCAAGGGCAGAGATACGCCCTTGCAATTCTCAACAACGTGATGACGGCCTACGAAGAGGTGATGTACATCAATCAGCCGACTCACTTCATTCTGGAACAGGTGAACGTGAAGCTGCACGAGAAGTTCCAGCGGAAGTTCGGGGGGAAGAAAAAGAAGAAACGCTACCCCCGGTCTACTGAGAGGCCGACCTACACGGTGTTGCCGCCCAAGAAAATCAGGCAGAAGATGGGCCTCCCGCCGATTGAGAACGAAACTAACGGTAAAAAAGCACCGCACTGGCGAAGGGCGCACACGAGGGTTCTTCGCTCCGACCGCTACAGGCAGAAGGGCAAGACCATCTTTGTTAAGGCTTGCTGGATCGGACCTTCCGAGGCTAAGGTTGGAGGTAAGCACTATAAAGTGCTTCTTGATAAATGATGGCGCAGGGCAAAGTGAGCGATGACATGACCCTACCCGACGACATCATTGAAGAGTGGGAACGAGCTACCCGGTTTCTGGACGACAAGCATCCCGATGTCCAGAATTTCAGGAAATACTTGGCTGCGAGTGCGATTCAACGTGAAGCCCTCCAGCGTGAGTCGACCAAGCAGAGAATCCGGGCCGAACTCAAAGAGCGAGAAGGGAACCTCCCCGAAGATGCAACCAAGAGGCAGATTTCCAACGTGATGTAGCTTGCTTTTTGCGGTAAACGCCTCTATAAAAATGACGGTAAACATTCACAAAAAGGAGTCTGAATGCCAACTACTGCCAATGAGGAAAAAAAATCCATCGGTCGCCCCCGAATAGATTCGTGGTCGATTGACAACAAGTGCTGCATCGCTTGCGGCACCGATGACAGGGCGGACAGGAACAACAGGCACCATGCCCAAGGTTATTGTTTCCGATGTTATCACCGGGAGTGGCATGGATCACGGCCCACGCTGGCGAACCGGAACAAGATCAAGGATGCTCAGTCGGTTCTTGATGACGCTTGCGTCTACGAGCTTAAAACGCTCAGGAAGATGTACATCTGTTACACCTCTAACGAGGGATCGGTTGCCGTGGCACAACACATCGGCAAGGTCGAGGACGCTCGACACCGGGTAAACTCAGCGAAGCGTGAGTTGGCCCTGCTGAAAAAAGAGGCCGAGGATGGCTGAAATCGAGCGAGTCTCCATTGACTCACTCGTTGAGGACGCAAAGAACGCCCGGACGCATAGCAGGAAGAACCTGAGTGCCATCAAAGCGTCTCTCGACAAGTTCGGTCAGCAGAAGCCCATCATCATAGACATCAACAACGTGGTGGTGGCGGGTAACGGCACGATGGCCGCTGCCCGGTCGCTTGGATGGAACGAACTGGACGTTGTGAGGACCGAGCTTTCTGACGAGGAAGCCCGGGCTTTTGCGATTGCGGACAACCGGACGGCTGAACTAGCTGACTGGGACGAGGAAATCCTTGCCGAGACATTGTTGGGTCTGGATGAAGAACTCCAGATCGCCACTGGTTTTGCCGCCCGGGAGATCGACAAGCTAGACGAGGCGGTGAAGGACAGTGAGATCCCCGAAGAAGGAGAGACGGTTTTCTCCGAAGAACTTGGGGAGCATCACAACTACATAATGCTTATCTTTGACAACGAAACCGACTGGAAGGCGGCGAAGAGTCACTTCAATTTGCAGTCGAAGTACGCCACGAGAGCCAACGGCGAGGCGTGGAATCGTGGCACCGGGCGAGTCATCGACGGGAGCGAGTATCTTGACGAAATCCAGTAAGCAGCCAGCTATTTTCTGCCCATCCACGGGTCGCCCCAAGACCGCAACCACCCAACGCTACCTCAGCGAGGCGGTTTATGTCGTGGCTGAGTGCGAGGCCGAGGCGTACAAGGCGACCGGGAAGAACGTCATGGAATGCCCGGACGAAGTACAGGGCAACCCGGCGAGGGTGAGGAACTGGATTCTCGACAACTGCGGCGAATCCGTCCTGATCCTTGACGACGACATCCGATGGCTTTCCCGGTGGGAGAGGCAGCGGGAGTGCAGGCTCAGACCGTCCGAGGCGATGGAGTTCATCGAGCATGGATTCTCGATGGCCGAGCAAATGGGCGCAAAGCTCTGGGGCGTTTCCCCGCTTCGTGACAAGGGTGCTTACATGGAGTACACCCCGGTCAATCTGACGAAGTATGTCGGATCTCCGTTCCACGGGCATCTCAACAACGAGTGCAGGTACGACGAGGAACTACCGCTAAAACTGGATTACGACATGAGCCTACAGGTTCTTAACCGTTACCGTAGGATTCTCCGGTTCAACGCTTTCTACCTGCTCCGGGCGGCATCTCTCCGGGGCGGGTGTTCCCGCATGAGAACGCTGAACAGGGAAAAAGAGCAGTTTCGCCGCCTCCAGCAGAAGTGGGGCCGCAGGATCGTCCGCAGGGATAGCGGTGAGAGCCGTCAGAAGGGCCGTAGAGCAGAGAAAATACAGGACACGGACCCAATACTCAAAGTTCCAATTGGAGGCGTTTAGAGTACGATAGAGCCTCAGACCCAAATTTGGCGCAGACCCCCTCCTTTCTTCAAGGTTTCAGCAAGTCATTCAACATCCGCCCCTCCACGGGGCCGAAACTTGGTGGGGTTTGCGCCTTTTTTTTACCTTGACATTACCGTTAAATTATGATACCTTTAAATCGTGGGAGGGGGGTTCTCTCCTTCCCGGTGAAGAAAGGAATCGCATGAGCAAGCCATCACTTGTCGTCGTTAACTGGGTTAAGAAGAAGGTGCTTACCGGGCTTGTGACGGTGAGCGAAGCAGCTAGCCTTGCCCGGTCGTCACTTGTTGACTACTCTCCACTGGAGATCGTCAGCCCCGCCACCCACCGTGACCGCCTTGATCGCTTCGCCCGGGGCGAGTGGAATAGCGGCAAGGGACACCTGACCGCCTACAATAACCGCCTTGGGTGGCTCAAAGAACACCTGCTGCCGACTCACGTTGGCCTTGTCCCGGCCCCGGTAACGGCCTAAAAAGGCTTGACATTACCGTTAAATTATGATACCCTTAAATCGGGGGAGGGGGGTTCTCTCCTTCCCGGTGAAGAAAGGAAAAGACATGGCATTCACTAAGGAAAAACTGGCAGACCCCACAACACGGAAGGAGTACGACATGAAAGCAGAGACGATTAATTGGGTGACGAGTCCCGTCCGGCGTGGCGAGAAGTTTGTGAGTCTGGGATATGTGGAAGGACTCTACTGTGAGGGCGTGGAGTCTGTGGGCTTCAAGATTGTTTACGACCCCAAGGAACCGGAGGACAGCAGCTACGAGCTATTTGGTGGGAGTTACGATGGCGACGAAAACATGGGGCCGTGGAAATCGGTAGGGAAGTTTACTTGGATATCCTCTGCACGGAATCGAGCAGAGCATTTGCTGGAAAAGGAGGCTGCGAAAGGGAAATAACATGGGACGCAGGATAACGAAAAAGGACCGGGCGGCGGGTCGAATCCACGGGGCCGCTTGGAGATCACGGAAGGAGAAGCCGTGGCCGACAGTGCGGGTGAACTGCGATGAGTGCGGTGCCACCTTCGACATGGAGACATGGGTTATCGGGACAGACTGCGATGCCGTCTGTATCCCCTGTATCGACCGGGAACATATCGAGTTTATCCGCAAGTTCCCTGACCTTTGCCCGGCGAATGAAAAGCACCTGCTGGAGGAAAAAGGCACTTGACATTTAACGGTTAATAAAGTATACTTCTGATGTTGAGTGAGGCTGGTTGAAGAAAGGAAAAGACATGACTGACAATCGCAGAGTTGTGAAGATCACCGTCCTGACCCATGAGAGGGCCGAAACGGTCCTTGGCGTTCTGGATAACGCCGGGTTTGGTATTCCGCCACGGCTGAAAGAGGGCGGCTTCGAGCGCAAGCACGAATCGGAGTACGGGCCGCTTGGAGAGTTCGTCCTGAATGGCATGGAAGCCTATAGCGGCCTTATTGAGGTCGTCAGCGTGGAGGGGGCATTCGCCGTGAACGAGGACTCTGTACCCAAGATCCTGACCGCCCTCTCTGACGCTGAGGAAGAAGGGCTGATCGACTTCTCATTCAATACATGGGTTGGAAGCGAAGCCGAGTATGCGAGTTTGAAAAATGGTAACGGGAAAGCCCGTGGAAAGGATAAGGCATGACTGCGCTGAAAAAGCTGCTGCTGTTTGTTGCCGGGGGATTTCTTCTCTGGTTTGAGGCTGTTCTTGGAGTTCACCTTGCCCCGGCGAGGGCATGAAAGGAGACATTATGGCGTATTACGACAAAGAGGCACGAAATCGGCTTGCTGAGTTCGGGGCCGCTATTGAAGCCCTGAGTCTGTATGACTACAACACGTTCCCCGAGGAAATAATTGCGGACGTATTCGGGGCGGCGAACACCGGGCGGCACAACGCTCGTTACCTCAAGGAGAAAGAGGGCTTCCTTGTTAAACGAGGCATCCTCAGCCTTTGGGGGAAACTTGACACGGATCACCGCCGCAAGCTCGTCCGGGCGATGTACAAACGTTACGGTGAAGAGGCGGTCGCAAGGTCTGATATTGAGGCTGAACCCAAGGAATAGGAGGCTGACATGACCGAAAGACGATCTGCGGGGAAACGACTTGATTGCGACGAATGCCACAAGCCCTCCGACCGCAAATTAAAACCGCTGACCCGCTGGCTTGGAGAGGGAGAGGGTCGTGTCCCTCTCTGGAGCATCCGGGTTTGTGACGAGTGCTTTGAGGATCTTATCAAAGAAGGGAGTACGACATGACCGAAGCCAAGGAACTGACCACTGAATTTATTGGGCTGGCTGACGCTCACGGGATCGAGAGCTTCGTGAAAAAGGACGAGGCCGATAGTGGATTCCTGACAACCGTGGGGCTTCGTGCCGCCACGAACCGCCAGCGTCATGCGGTGGTTTTCCGGGCGTTTCTTTACGGCCCGGATGCCGAGATGGTCAACCACCTCATCAAGGACGGGGAGTTCGTTTCGGCCCTCAACGCCCTGAAACTTTACGCTGACGAAATCTTCGTTGAGAACCACTGGCTCAAATCGTTTGAACTGATCCCTAACCCGGATCTTGACCCTTGGCATGGATAGGAGGAATTATGCGATTCAAAAAGCTGAGTAAAAAGGTGGCGGGGAATACAGGGACATGGGTGTCTGAGGACTGGCTGTTCAGGATCGTGTTCAAGACATTCCCCGAAAAATACTATCGTCTTGAGGTGCAGTCCTCCGTTCCTCCGCCCGTGAAGGGGCCACGAAGCCTCCTTCACCCTCACTGGATCGATGTGTGGACCTACCCCACGCTTGCCAAGGCCCGCAAGAGGGCGGCGGAGTGGGTGGAGGAAAACCGTGATTGGGCTGGTAGCCGACTTTATGCGGAATTTAACCGTTGACATTTAACGTGAAACAGGGTATCGTACTGATGTTGAGTGAGGCACTTTGAAGAAAGGAGAAAGTAATGACCGGACCTAAGACTGCTTTTGTCGGTGCTGCGATTGGGGTTGAAGAGTTCTACCCCGAGGAACTTGATTTCGACAAGCTCCTTGCCGAGGTCAACTCTGACCGTGATAAGGTCGTTGACTTTAACGACTGGGTTGAGGGAGTGGAAGCTGCCGAGCTTGAACTCAGCCTTGAATCTGAAAAACTCTTGGCGGCGTGAAAGGGGGATGACATGACTGAACTCAGAAACCTGAAACTCGACCTGATCAAACTCGCCGCCCGGCACCGTGGGGGCGACTGGCGGGAGACGGATGACCGTGGGGGCTTGCTCCCCGAGGGATCGAAGCGAGTACACGCTGCGATTGACACGCTGCTTGAAGCTCTGGAGAAGGCTCCGCCTCTGTGGGACGAGCTTCTGTGGGAGCTTGGCTACGAGTTCCCGCCCGAGCCGTTCTTCGCCCTGCCGACCTGCCACGAGTACCACGGCGAGGATTGCGAGTGCGATGTGGGCCTGACCGCCCGGGACAAGGACTGGTGGGCCAAGGCCGGGGCTAAGTTCCCCCGCTTCGTGCCTGAGTCCTCTGCCGACGAGTGGCATACCTCAGACATTAACCACTAAGAAAGGAGGCGACATGAACGCATTAACCGTTAAGAACCTGATCTCGATTCTGGAGCGATACGACCCGGAGGCACCCGTCCGGGTGGTGCATGGGAACAAGGATGTCGCCTTCGTGTCGGGTGTGCGTGGGGTGGATGAACACCCCATGTATGCCGGGCCATTCCTGTACACCGAGGAAGTCACCGACGATCTGAAACCGAAACCAGTGAACTGAATAACGCTTGACATTTAACGGTTAATAGTGTATCCTTCTGATGTTGGATACGGCTACTTGAAGAAAGGAGAAGCCATGACTGTTGAAGTAGGATTGACGTTCCACGAGGACGCTGGACACGGCTGGCTTGAAGTGCCTGTCACCTTGCTGACGGCCCTTGGCCTCACGCCCGGCGACTTCTCTGAGTGTAGTTTTATCTCCAAGGACGAGAAAAACGTGTTCCTTGAAGAGGACTGCGATGGCCCGAAGTTTTCCTTCCACGCCAAAAATGAGGGGTGGAAAGTGAGCATCGAAACCAACTTTATCGACTTCCCCAAGCGGTTCCACGAGGGGCCGCATACGCCGCTGGCGAACTCCCGGTTCTGGAAGAAATGCGCCGAGTCGTCCAAGGTGTTTTCCCGGGGCGGCTATGACGAGTTTTACGACCACAAAGGAGGTAAGTGATGGCTAAGTACGATGTCAGCTTGGTGGATTCGTTTACGGTTTATGACGATGGCCTCAAGGACAAGATTGAAGAACTCCTTGAGGAAAGCGACTATGAAGGCGAGGGTCCAACGCTCGATGAAGATGAGGCTTGGGAGAAGGCGTTTGCGGAACTCGTCAAGGGGGAACTTGAATCACGGTTCCGAAACGAGTACCCGCTGACCTTCCGAGCCAACAAGGTTCTTGAGGGCGGAATGAAGGAACCTGTGCCTGAACTCTGGGTAACTATTGGAGAATGAAAGGAGAACGGAATGGGACAGTATTATCGAATCGTTAATGTAGACAAGGGTGAGTTGATTGACCCCCTCCAGTTTGTCGGAGACGGTCAGAAACTTGGTGAGTTCGCCTTCGGATCGGGCGGTGTCCTGACCGCCTTGGCTGCGTTGCTGGCTGACGGCAACGGGCGGGGCGGCGGCGACCTGAAATCCGAGGGCGATGTGGTCGGCTCTTGGGCTGGCGACCGGATCGTGGTTGCCGGGGATTACGGCGACGAGGGCAAGTTCTTGGATGACCACGACGACATCTACGCCGTGGACATGAGCCGGGACTCCCCCCTGAGCAAGCTCAACCTTTACCGTTATGCGATTGAACGGTTCAAGGATATCAGCAAGGATATTGCTGAGGCTCTTGGGGGAGAGGGGGTCAAGCATCGGCCCCCCTACGTCCCGGGCGATAACGACTGGCTCAAGGACCGGGGGCAGAAAGCTGCCGACTGGCCCGGCGGGGTGCTTCCCGGCAAAAGTGGACCTTGACTATTACCGTTAAATTGGGTATAATGCTGGCGTGAAAGGAGACGCTATGAATGACCGGGAGATTTTGAAATTGGTGAAAGAGGCTTTGGACGAGCCGATTACGCCAAACGCTGCGAGAGATTATTCAGCGGTACTAAGCGAAGTGGCTGAGACTCTGGAGGACCGAATTGCGATTAAGGATTGGTCCGAACGGCTTGTGTTCTAAGAAAGGATGGCGACATGACTCTCAAAACAAAACCGTGGAAACACCAGCAGGCGGCGATTGACTTCGCAGCCTCCCGGCGTGGAACCCTGTTCCACATGGGGATGGGTACGGGCAAAACCCTGTGCGCCATCGCAAAGGCGGCTGGCAAGGATCTCGTCGTGGTGGCTTGCCCCCTCAGCGTGATCCCGGTCTGGACAAGTGAGTTCGAGATCCACGCCGATTATCCCTACCGCCTCCTGTCCCTCACCAAGGGATCGTGCAAGAAGAAGGGGGAAATGGTCAGGGACTTCGTGCGAGAGGCTCCTGACGGCGTTACAAGCGTTGTCGTGGTCAACTACGAGAGTGCTTGGCGACCGGGCCTCAAAGAGGTCTTTCTCGACATCGGTTGGGACTTAGTGATCGCTGACGAGTCGCACCGGATCAAGTCGCCCGGATCGGCGGTATCGAAATTCTTCCACCGCCTGTGCGGGTTCGCCCGGGAGCGACTTTTACTTAGCGGCACCCCCATGCCGCATTCCCCTTTAGATTTGTACTCCCAAGCCAAGTTCCTTGACCCGTCGATCTTCGGAACGAGCTTCCTCAAGTTCCGGGCAAGGTACGCAATCATGGGCGGCTACGCCGTGAATGGGCGGGCTGTACAGGTGATCGGCTACCAGAACCAAGAAGAAATGGCTAAGAAAATGGAGGGCGTGACCTACACCGCTAAGGCGGCTGACGTTCTCGACCTTCCCCCGGCGACATTCACTCAGGTCTATTACACGCTCGAAAAAGACGAGCGACGAATCTATGACGACCTGAAAAGTGACCTTGTGGCTGGCATTAACGATGGGTTCATCAGTGCCGGGAATGCGCTCGTTAAGCTCCTGCGACTTCAGCAGGTAGCTCACGGTTGCTCAAAGACCGACGACGACGAGATCGTGCGCCTTGGTCGATCCCGGGCGAAAGCTCTCAAGGAGGTTCTTGAGGGGATCGGCGACGAGCCAGTCGCCGTGGTGTGCCTGTTCCGATCCGACATTGAAGATGTCCGTTGGGCCGTGGCTGAACTCAACAAGGAGGGCGGCAAGAACCGCACCGTTGTCGAGCTTAGTGGCGAGAAGAAAGACATTCAGGGCAAGTGGAAAGAGGAAGGCGATGTCGCTGCCGTCCAGATCCGGGCGGGTGGTTTGGGAATCGACCTGACCAAGGCCCGCTACTGCGTCCTGTACGGCATTGGCTTCTCGCTTGGAGACTACGAGCAGGTTCTCGCTCGTGTCCACCGCCCGGGGCAGGAACGCCCCGTGACCTATGTGCAGGTCGTCGGCCACGACACGATTGACGAGAAGGTGTACAAAGCACTTCGGGACAAGAAGGATGTTGTCCTCTCTGTTCTTGACCATCTGGATGTGGTGGTGGCATAACAAGAGGCTGAGATCCAAGAGTTCACCCGGAGTAGCTGCGGGGAGTTAGGTGGTTCCGCAGCCCTGATCCCGGCTCTTGGGTTTCTTTTTGATTTTAGCTCGTTTACCGCTATAATGCTGAGGAAGGAGGATGTTGAATGCGTGAAATTGTTTTTATGGGTGGCGTACCCGGTGCGGGCAAGACCACCCTTGTACAGGAACGGGGGTTGGACAAAACCCACAAGGTTATCTCCCACCATCTCCGGGGGGTGGCTGACTACGAGGTGGAGATCAACATCAACGGCTCTTATCTGGAGTTGCTTGATAAGTTCGAGGCACCGTGGAACTCGTTTCAGGAAGATGACAGGTGGGTCTTTGACGGTAGCTCGATACAGACCGAGGCGATGGCGGATCTGTTCCGCAAGTCCCGGCGTTGGGGCTACCGGGTGAAGCTCATTTACCTGCACGTTGACCCGGAGGTTGCAGTCGAACGCAACGCCCGGCGAGGCGAGGCGACACGGGTGCCAGAGGAAATCATCCGAGACATGGCTGAACGGTCGGATACTTCTCTGGACCTCATGCGAAACTTCGCTGACGAGGTGGAGGTGATTGATAACCGTAAAAAGGAGGACGCATGAGGCTAATAACTAAAATCACGGCGAACAGGTGGCACTCCATCAAAGGGAGCCGGGGCTGGATGAAACCGGAGTGGTTTCCCGACTATGTGATTACGCTTCGCACCCCCGATGGCGGACTGTTCCCTGACTATATCGTTCAGTTCCACAAGGGCGGCGGGGTCTACGGAGACACCGTGAATTACCCCGAGGAACGGTGGACCCCGAACAAGGTAGCCAAGGCCATCGAGGGAAACCACGAGCCTGCCACCGAGTACATCTGCGAGGGTGCGCCCCGGTTCTACAATAAAAGGAGGACGGAGGACGCATGATTATATGGGAAGTCTCTTATATGAACGACAACGCTGGTCAGTTCATGCGCCACTTTGTCCCAACCAACAAGGAGGCCCGTGAGTATCGCCGGGATCTTGTGCGTACCGTAATAGTGACTGACCACGGCACCCCCCTGAAAGATGAGGACGGCTGGCCCGAGTACGATGATCAGGGAGAGCCAGCCTACTTGCAACGGCCCATCAAGCTCTCTGAAATCACGATCAGTAAGATTGAGCTTTGGAGAGCCAAGGGCGGCAGGGCGTTGGTAGTTGAAGGCATGAACTATGTGGAGGCAACGTAATGAGAAACCCGGAAGCTGAGGCGGTCAATGTTGAGCTTACCAACGACGAGGCCAAGGCACTGGCAAAGCTCTGCCTCTTTAGGCGCAGAAAAATTCATCTCCAAAGAGAAAGCCGGGCAAAGAAGAACGGCGGTTACTTTCAACCGGAAGAAGGAAGGGCTGACCGGGATCTTGTGGGAATGGAGTGGTGGCACGACTTGGCGGGTTGGCTCATTAAGGACATCGCCTTAGAGCGTTTTAAGCCCGGCACAAAGCTCCACGAGCTAAAAAAGGAGGACGCATGAGAAACCCGGAAGCTGAGGAACTGCAAGACATCGGGCGTGGCGTAGCGATAACGGCCAGCGAGATGTTCGACTACGCAGGGCGTGAGAACGACTTCTGTATCCAGATCGCCAGCGACTATGGCAACTCCGTATTCGGTGGCACCAACAGGCTCCTGTACAGCCCCAAGCGAGGTTGGAGCGTGTCGCTGGATCACTGCACCGAGGGCTTCATCGAGAAGTTCAAGGAGTGGGTGGTCGAGAAAAAGATCGCCTCAAGGCAGGTATTCACTTGACATTTAACGGTTAACTGGATATCATACTGATGTTGAGTGAGGCTGTTGAAGAAAGGAAAAGCATGAAGTACGGATACTCAAAAGTCTTTGATCCGCCCCGGGTCACGGCCCTGTACACCACTGACCTGAAAGAAGCCAAGCGAGTCGGCAACGGACTGGTGAAGGAACGTGGGTTCACGCCGTATGTAAACAACCCGGTTCATCTCCGCCCCGTTGGGACTTCGGCGGCAGGCATTCCGTTCCGGGGCAGCTACGAAATTTGGTCAGAAGAAAAATACTACGTTCCCGGCATTTGCGAGTGGGAACCTAACGTGAGGATTTTCATTCTCGATCCGAAACACTATGACGCTGAGGAAGGAGGCGAGTAATGGCTGACTATCCCTTTAATGCAATCAGTGATTTGCCGGGCCTGATTCTGGCTGGCGAGTGGGATGCCGATATTGAGGCAATCAGGAAGGCGGTCCTCAAGCGGCTGCGGGATCTGAAAAAACTGGAGAAGGAAGGGGGCGACGATGACTGACGACAAAAAACTCGCCAAGGCGAAAGAGCGACTTGAGGCGGCGAAGGCGGCGACCGCCAAAGAACTGCGATTCCTGAAAACTGCTTGGGTCCGTGAGCCTGAGTGGAACGGTCATGCGGACTTGGTGATTAGGAACTTGAAGAAGATCCTGACGAAGGAAGCTGCTGCGAGGCGGAGATTCGGAGATGCGTGGAAAGAAGCTGGCTACCCTGACGATCTGGAGTTCGACAAAGAGGTTCTCGAAGTGTTCGGATTTTAAAGAAAAGGAGGCGACGATGACTGAATCACTATCTCTTGGACTTGGAGGAAACGCCGTGGAGAATAAGAACCTCAAGCTCGATCTGATGCTTCTGGGAAACAAGCTCGTTACTGAGCATGGATACCCGCCGGGCAACCATGCCATCGGATCGTCATGGTTCCTGAACGCAGTGAACAGGTTCACTGAGGCTATGAACGAAGCACCACCGGAGGTGCGAGAGTTTCTGGCTGAGCTTGGGTACGATTGGCCTGTCGTGGACACCAGAGAAGTCCAGCCCGGAGATACAGTGATCCGTGAAGATGAGTACGGTAACAAAAGGCCACACGGATCAGGCCACGAAGAACACATGTAATTATTGCGGGGTAGAGCAGTGGTAGCTCACAAGGCTCATAACCTTGAGGTCGCAGGTTCGATTCCTGCCCCCGCTACCAGTTTTCGTCATGTGGGAGAAGGTTTGTCGGTTTTCGGGAGACTACCGATTGTTGCTCCCTTCTCCCCGGTAAGGCGTGAGAGCCGTGGGAAACCCTTTCAGCATCTCTTCATAAGTGGGATGCCTCCAGTGCGGCAAGACCAGTCGCCTCCCGATCCACGCCCGGTCACTCTACTTCTGTTCGAGGGAGGGCTTCGGCCCTCCCTTTTTTTACAAACAACGCTAAAGTTCATTGACAGGCGGCGGCGGCGGCGGTAAAGTCTCTTCCCGCTGAAACCAGAGATGACAAGGAGGACTGATGAATCTCACCCACTGTAGAAAGCTCGTCAAGATAGATCGCCAGATCGAGAAGGCAGAAGAAAAAGTTAAAGAC